ATTTGAATAGTTTCTGGGTCAACTATTTCTGTTCTAATAGATGCAACATTATAAGGTTTTAAAGAATTTTGTATTGTGGTCTTTTGAGAATTTGTTAATGTATTACCGTCAATAGTCTTTATTGATATATAAACCACTCCATATTTTGGTGGGTCATTATCCTCACCACCCCAAACTGAAACAGCTGCAGTATCTGGAAAAACTTGTCTTACAAATACTTTATAATCATTTACTGTTACTGCTCTGTTTTGTGCAGAGTAATCTAAAGGTGCATTAAATTTAATACTATCAATAGTTTCTCTTGTTGCACCACCAGAGGCTGCACTTGTTGTAGTAACAGTATATGCAGTTGAACCACCAATCTGAGAAGAACCAGTAAGACTAGTTGCACCGTTAGCTAAAGTTTCGTTGGTAACGATATATTCTAAAATAACTATATTACCATCAGATAATTTTTTACCTATTACACCATCACCAAATAATACTTCGTGTTGTCCGTCTTCAACCTCTTGAACAAAGTATATGTTAGAAGTAGATGTTGCTTGAACTATATCAGCAGATTCTGTATATGTTTGAGTAGTAGAATCAGTTGAAGAGTTTTGTACGGTCACTTTAAGAGTTGACATATCTGCTTTTAAATCTGGCACAAGATATCTCTGGTCAACATTATCTGCATCAACAGTATACCTTGTTGTAATTAATGTTCCCTCAAATACTTCTAATCCTTCAAACCTTAATACATTATTTTCTCTAGATTTTGTAACTGCTTCATTTGTAACGAAAAAGTAGGGAACATTATCAATAGATGATTGAAAAGAAAAACCTTTCGGTATCGTAGCGGTTGATATGCCAGTCACTGCACTAACTTCAACATTAATTATTGCTTTAGGTGCTCGTGAACTTCTTACTTTATATCCTAATAGTTTAGCGTGTGATACAACTGAAGAACGAAGTTGTGCAGTATCAAGAAACATTTCATTACCCATAAGGTTTGCGTTCATAGCTTGATAATGCGTGTTGTATGCAAGAACATCTAATAAGACATTCATACCAGAACCTTCAAAGTCGTAGTCTGTAAATTCTGTTTGATTTTTTAGGAATGTTTTTAAATTACTTTTAATACCATCAAAGTCTAATTCTGTGATTCTTAATCTTTCTTTATTTGACATTATCTTATTCTCTCTAGTATAAACTCAAATGATATTAGTTCAGTTGTTGCATTGATAATAAAAAAATCTAATCTAACATTGTAAGCGTTTCTGTCTATGTCTGGTGTGCAATCAACTCTGTGTAATAAAATTCTTGGTTCATGTGTTTCTAAAACATTTGTAATATTATGAGTTAATACTCCAGCAGTTAATGTATTTAAAGGTTCAAATAAAGATTGTCTAATATTAGAACCTATCTCTGGATGAAAAGGTTTCTCATAATGATTTAATGATATTAGATTTTTAACACTTCTTTTGATTGCCTCTACATCTGTAACTTTAGTAATGTCTTTAGTAACTGGATTCTGATTAAAGTTTAAACTTAAATCCTTAAAGATACGATTACTTCGTTTTTCATTATTTATTTGTGCATCAAATAATAAGTTACCAGTTGTTAATGCCATTATACAGCCGTCCCTTCAAATACTGCGTTTATTCTATCATCTATAACTGCTTCTGGGTCAACAGATGGCCCATCACCAGCGCCACCATCTGCACCACCAACACCAGCAAATACAGTTGATTGTTTAGCTAAACTAACAACTGTACAACCAGCAACACCATCACCTACTCTACCAGCACCTAAACCATTAACAAAAACATTAGTTGCTCCAGTTGCTATAGGAGCCATATGTAAACAACATCCTTTAATACAAGGTAAGAAATGTGGTTTATTTAAATGTGTTTGACAACTCCAAGATTTACCTTCTACAAAAACATTTGGTGACCCTTGCATCCTAGTTGGAATACTACAATGAAGAGCATCTAAATCTGTAATTCTACAAGCAAGTCCTACTTGAACTCCTGCTTTTGCTACTCCTGCTGCTAATCCTATTGACATATTATTTTCCTATGATTATTTATACTTAATTTCTAATTAAAAAACTTCCATCCTCTAATAATAAAAAGAATTCCTCTGAAATTCCAGTTGAATCAAATTCAAATTCTAATACGATTCTATTAACATCAAAATAATTATCTAGGTATTGACCTATGAAAGACAAATCATTTAATACGGAGTGTGTTAATGTTGCAGAAAATGTTTTTAAACTACTTCTTACTTTGTGTGTTGTCGTGGTTGAAGTTATGGGGTCAGTTTCTGATATTTCTATTTCTTCGTAATATAATACTGTAACACTATATGTAAATCTATGTTGGTCTCTTGTATCTGGTGTCATACTATACAATGTAAATTGATTTCCTAATGAATCATCATTATGATTTAAAGGCATATTATCCATACCAACAAAATCAAAACTACCAGAAAACAAATCACTTTCATTTCTTATAACAAATTGCCCTAAGTCAGAAAACTTACGACTATAAAAACCAGATGTTGTTGCACTACTACTACCATTTGTAATTGTAATATTTGGTTCACTATCTGCGAGTGTGTCCTCTAACAGAATTACATCTGTATCTGCTCGCACTTCGTCTTCATCACTAGCTGGAGTTCCTTCTTCTAATAATACATTTGCATCAACTACTGCTGCTTCTAATTGTAATTTATCTCCAGCATCTGCACCAGATAAATTAGTTCTGTTAAAAACAATGTTATCACCATCTTCGGTAATGATGTTATCTATTGAATTAGTTGTTGCTGGTTCTAAAAAGAAATTGTGAAACTCTCTATCTAAAGATAAAGATGTAGAAACTATTACTTCGTTTGGGCCAGGTATTGCTGTAACTGTCCTTGAAAATGTTTCACTAAATCCACTTTGTATTCTAGTTACACTTGCAAACCTTTGTGTAGGTGATATTGTTACCATTATCCTTGTCCACGATACTTCTTCCAACCTCTTCTTTTGTGTTTATTCATCGTTGAAGTTTTTACTTTACCTCTACCAATAGATGTTCGTTTAGTGGTAGGTTCATAGACTGACATTGTATTCATTTTTTTAGCCATTTGTTCTCCTAGTTCAAGTCAATTCTTGGTGCAGTCACTTTATAAAAACCACCAGCTTGATGTGATATTTTTGCACCAGCTTTTTGTGATATAAAACCACCCACCGAAGTTATCTGAGCACCACCAACAGTATCAGTTTGAGCACCACCTATTGCATTACTTTCAGCTGCACCCACGACTTTACTTCTCATTGCAGCTATGTTTAATGTATCTGCACCCATAATCATTGTCATTCGTGAACCTTTAATTACTTCAGTTTTACTTCCGTCTACTTGTATGTTCCAGTTTCCTTTTATATAAGTATTGCAGTTTTGGTCAATCGTTAAATTACAAGTACCTTTAATATTTACAAAATCATTACCAGCGATAACCTCATAGTTATGTCCTACAACTCTTGTCATTTTTGTACCATCTGAATCTACTTCATAGAATGTTCCAGTTCTATGGTATTCCATAATTCTCTCTGCACCTGGCGTATCATCATATTCTTTTATGTGTCCAGACTCTGTTTCTCTTGCGTGATTATAAGGATATTCTGGGTCAACTCTCATCTTCTGACTTCTTGGTTGTCCAGTTTCATTAGAGATACCACCTACTCTTGCACCAGTAAAATTAATATCTGTTGTTCTTGGTTCACTCCAAGAACCACCACTTGTAGTTGTAGGGCCTGTTGAAACTCTTCTACCAGTTTGCGTTTCTATCGTAATTGCATTTGCAACTGGGTCTGGTTTGATTGATATGTCTACACCTAGTTTTTCTGCCGTTCTTAAAATTAATTCTTTTTCTTTACCTCTATTTTCTATTAATAAATTTTCAGATATTTGTCTTGCTTTTTGTTCTACAAAATCATTTGTGACTGCATCATTTCTATTTACAAAATTACCATCAGCATCTGACAAATACTTTGCAGTATCTAACCAGTTTTGTGTTACTGACATAGCACTAGAATTAAAATTTGCACCCTTACTTGCATCATATTCTGGAAGTAGATTTGCAAGTTCATCTGACAAACTATTTAAATCACTATCGTTGGTACTATTATTAACAAAGTTCCAACCAGTTGATGAATTAAATACTTTACCTCCAGATTGCGTACTTCTAAATGTATCTACAATCGTATCGTGGTATTGAGGATTCTCATCTCTTGTTGGAATCCTACCACCATATTTTTGTAATTCTATTTTATAATCTTCACCAAATTTACTTGCAAGAGCTGTTGATGCATCTACACCAAAATTAGTTATTGAATTAATCGCACCATCTGATGTTAGATTACCTTCCCCATCTACCGTGACACTATCATAGAGATACCTTGACATTCTTTCATCAACACCACCAACAGTTGAAAGTGGATCAACTGCACTTAGTAATTTTGCACCAGCAAGAATATAACCAGACTTTGTTGTTGGTGCAAGTAAACCAGTTTTAATAACATCTGAAAGTGTATTTGTTATTTGAGGTAAACTAACTTTATAATCACCAATATCAATATGAGTGTCTGCATTAAAAGCATTAAATGTGGAAGTAATACCAGTTGTTAAACCTAACAATGTATCACCATCTGCAAGTTGATAAGCTGCAGTTCCTACATCTACAATAGTTCCAAAATTGTCTGTTAGAAATCCAGTTGTTTCTTCACTTATCAAACCAGTCAAAGTGTCTGTAACTGGTTCTGAAACTGTACTAATAATTTCTGAACCAATGGGTGTTGATGCAAGAGCAGCTACTACACCACCAGGCGATAAATTACCAGATGAAAGTCTACCAACTGCTTGTGCAGTCACAGCAACTTTTTGTGCAGAATCAATAGATGCAAAAGTTCTTGGAACAATATTTGCAAAACCTTTAAAAACTTTAGGTAATTCATTTACTCCAGTTTGAAATGCAGCTCCTAATTTGTCAAATAAAGATGTAGAACCTTGTGCAACTCTTCCTATCGCACCACCTTGTAAAAACTTTCCAGCACCCTCTGCAAGATTTGATGTAGTAGCACCAAATATAGCGTGCATACCAGCATTTTGAGCCGCTTTTTGTGCATTACCCAATATTGTCCCACCATTATCTGCTAAGAGACTACTATCTGCAAGAATACTACTACCAGTAACATCTGACACACCAAAGTTAGATAAGAACCCACCACTCGTTGCATTTTGAAACGCACCAACACCTAATCCAAGTGCAGTACCACCTACACTAAATAATGTACCAGTAAGTCCTAATCCACTTGCAAGTGCAATAGGTACATCTTTTGTATATGCACCATCTCTAGTTTCTCTATTTCCATGAATTAAACTGGGGATACCAAGTCTATTTACATCTGGTTCATTTAGTCTTAGTGGATAAGGGCCAAAGTCTGAAGTGTATTCGTTGGTTGGGTCATTAAAACCTTTTGATTTATCTCTGTCTACTGAGTTTCTACCAGGCAATGTTCCCATAACAACTGGTTCTTGCATAGTTTGTGAATCGGTAAAGAAACCTATAACCCAAGAACCAGGCGTAAGAAACGAAGGTGTTTCCCCTAAACCATTCATAGATGGTGT